ATAAACATGCCCCCCAGACACACTAAGTCGGAGTTTGCCTCATACTTACTTCCGGCGTGGATGGTGGGCCGTGATCCTAAACTCAAGATAATTCAAGCAACGCACACGGGCGAGCTAGCAGTGCGGTTTGGTCGTAAGGCTAAGAACTTAATCGACAGTGAGGACTACGGAAAAATTTTTAAAACAAGATTACAAGAGGACAGTAAAGCAGCAGGACGTTGGGAGACAGCACAGGGCGGCGAATACTTTGCAGCTGGTGTTGGTGGTGCAATCACGGGTCGTGGTGCAGATCTTCTAATTATTGATGACCCACATTCAGAGCAAGATGCAATGTCCCCTACAGCATTAGAGTCTGCTTACGAGTGGTACACATCAGGTCCACGTCAACGTCTTCAACCTGGTGGTAAAATTATTTTGGTTATGACTAGATGGAGTAATAAGGATCTTACAGGTAAACTGATACAGAATCAAAAAGAAGCGAAAGCTGATCAATGGCACGTGGTCGAGTTTCCGGCAATCATGGACCACGGATCAAAGCCCAAGCCAGTATGGCCTGAGTATTGGAAACTAGATGAGTTGGAGAAGGTACAAGCAACACTGCCCGTTGGTAAATGGAACGCACAGTGGATGCAGAACCCAACAGCAGAAGAAGGAGCAATATTAAAACGAGAATGGTGGCGTAAGTATACATCAGAGGACATACCACAACTATCACACGTCATACAAAGTTATGATACAGCGTTCTTAAAAAAAGAGACAGCCGATTACAGTGCGATAACGACATGGGGTATATTCTATCCAAGCGAGGACGAAGGAGCTAATTTAATTTTACTCGACGCTATAAAAGGACGGTATGAGTTTCCAGAGTTACGTAGACTCGCGTTAGAACAATACGAGTATTGGAAACCAGAATCTGTTATAGTTGAGGCTAAAGCTAGTGGTTTGCCCTTGACTTACGAACTACGGAACATGGACATACCGGTTGTAAACTTCACACCCTCACGAGGAAACGATAAACATGCTCGTGTAAATGCGGTTGCACCTTTGTTCGAATCTGGTATGATATGGGCTCCCGAGCAAAAATTTGCCGAGGAAGTCATTGAGGAATGCGCGGCGTTCCCCTACGGCGATCATGATGACCTTGTGGATTCTACGACACAAGCGATTATGCGATTCAGGCAGGGCGGTCTGATCGGTCACCCTGAAGATTACGTAGATGAAAAGGCAGAACCTAAGAACAGGATTTATTATTAATGATAAATAAAATTATCAGAAACTTTATTGCTAAACAGATGGCTGGTCGTTCTGACGACGGCATTATGATTACATTACGAGATCCACAGAAAGTAGAACTTGGTGAAAACATTATGGCCGACCTATTGATGCGTAATGGTATTGACCCAAGAACTATTAAAAGTGAACAACAATTAAAAAATATTCTTAATCAAATAGAAGCTGCTAGTAAAAAACAAACAGGAATTAGAAATACAGAGTCAGCAAAAGTGTTTGACCTTAAAGGTAAAAGAATAAAAGATACAGATAATATCATGGGCGGCGAAGAGATGCCACCACCAGGTAGCAGAGGTGGTCCTGATGATATTGCAGCGCCAGTGCAATCAGCAGAAGAGACTTTAAAAAATATGATCATGGCAGAGAACAAAAAGAATATTGCTAAAATAAAAAATAGAAAAATCATTAAAGACGCAATCAACAATGCTTCACCAGGATTTGTAAAAGGAGATAGAAAATATAATGCAATTCTTGTTGCTGATGATTTAGCAATAAAAAAATTTGGTAAAGACTATTCTGATTTAGATCAAAGACAACAGATGGATCTTTATGATGAGGCACTTGAAGGATTATCAGAACAAACAAGAGGTATGCCTGATCCAGAAGATTTTGCAAAAGGTGGTATTGCACGTATCGGTTTAAAAGATGGTATGAACAGAAGAACGTTCTTAAAATTTTTAGCAGGTGCTGCATCAATACCAATCGTTGGTAAAATTTTTAAACCCTTAAAGATTGGTAAGACAGTGACCAAAGTTCCGATAATTAAAACTGCAGATGTTGCAGGTAAACCGGAATGGTTTGATCAACTAGTTAATAAAGTAATTTTAGAGGGTGATGATTTTACTAAAAAATTAGCAACAGGTGAGAGACAAGTTGTTCACGTAAAAAAATTAGACGAAGATACTACTGTAAGTGTAACACAAGATATGGACAATGGTGTTGTTAGAGTAGAGTATGATAGTCCTGCAAATACATTTGAAGACACTGTTCAGCTACAATATAAAAAACCTTTACCGGATGAAGGAGATCCAAGACCATCAGCAGAGTTTGAAGTATCAGAATCAGGTCCGGTTAGCAGACAAGTAGGTCCAGATGATTATGATATAGATGTAGATGAAGTCGGTGGCACAAGTATTAAAGATCTTGATTCTGATGTATCAAAATTAAAAGCATATGCAACAGGTGAAAAACCAACAATGAAAGAACTTGTGCAAAACATAAAAAGAAAAGATAAAGCTAAAAATATAACAGAAGATCAAGAAGCTCAAATGGATGCAATAATTAGAAGACAAGGTGACTATGACCCAAGTGATTACGATGACTACGCATCAGGCGGCATCGCTAGAATGTTAGGCGAGTAATGACTAAAGACCTAGATCAAAAAATCATAGAGCTAATGGATCTCTTTGATGATGAACAAGTTACAACAGCAGACAAGATAGACAGACCAGAACAAGCACTAGACAGAGAAGCTTACAGTGATTTCATGAAACGTAATCCAATGGCTGGTGGTGGTATGTTAGTGCAACCAGGTTTTGGTGGCACGAGGCAGGGGTATGGTGGAGATAGATCAGAGTATATAGACTATGAAGCAAGAATTAAAAATCCAGGTAAAAAATTTTTGGACATAGCAGAAAAAGTGCATGGTAATAAACCTGAATATAAAGGTCTAAAAGGTTTTGAACTTTGGAAAAAATTAGAAACATTTCAAAGATCTAATATTAAACAAAAACAGACTACAGGTGAAACTGGAGGAATGGGTAAACTTAAAAAAAATCAAATAGGTAAAGATGATTTTATTAAATTAGTAAATCAAAACAAAGATAAAACATATAATGAATTTGTAGAAATAATAAAAGATTACAAAACAAAAGATAATAAACCTTTTACTAAAAATATTATTGCAGATAGATTAAGGCAGTATAATCTATCCGGTTCTTTTAAAAAAGAACCACCTAAAGGAAATGACCCCACAGTAAAAGCTGCAGCAGAAAAAAAAAGACAAACTAGCTTAAAAGAAACTGACCCTACCAAAGCAAAAGGAACAAAAAAATTTAATTATCATCACGTAAGACAGATCACAGGTGGTGTGCCTTTAACCACAGATGATGTTATGATTATTAATCAAAGAGTTAATTCACAACTAGGTGGTGAAACTAATAAAACTTTAAATAGAATATCAGACGCTATTCAAAAAAATAATAGGCTAGCTTTAGAAGCTATGAATAATAAACAAGAAGGACTTGCGTTAGAGTATATGAAAAGATCTGATAATCTTAACGCTCAAGCAGAAAAAATTGTAAACAGTGCTATTGATAAGTTACCAAAAAAATACAAAGGTTATGTTGGATTTAATCAATTTACATTACCAAGAGATGAATATGGTCTGCCAATAAGCAATGAACCATTGATTGTTAAAAAAGTTGGTGGCATGCCAGTATCAAAAGATGCAATAGATTTAACAGATTTGAATCTAAAACAAGAGGCAGAATTTAAAAAAATAGTAAGAGCACAAGCAGAAGCTGGTAAGGTAGGACAGATAAAAGGTCTTATACCTTTTATGAAAAATTTAGGAATTAAGTGTCAACTATCAAACGGTATTAATTGTTCAAACCCACAAGCATACGAAAAATCTTTAAATGAATTAAGCACAAAGGCACAAGCTGGTGATCAAGCTGCAGCAGCTAAAATGACAAACTTTGCAAAATCAGTCAGAGGTGCAGGAAGCGTGATTAAAGGAGTGTTGGGTCCTGCTGCATTAGTTTTTGAAGCAGGTATAGCAGTGCCTCTTGGTTTATTTGAATACTCACAAGGTAAACCTGCAACAGAAATAGTAGACTCTTTATCGTACGGACTTTTTGGAAAAAGCAGAGAGGATAGATTAAAAGAACAGATGCCTGCATATGGACAAGTTGAAAATCTACAAAACATTGATCAAAGAATTCAAAACTTAGAACGTTTGCAAAAAGGCACAAGAGGTCAAAAATTAAGAAGCAAACCAAAATTTGAAAAAGCAAAAGAAGAATTTCAAACTGCTGCTGAACCATTTTTATCTTTAGAGAATCCAGCTGCAGGAATGTTAGAAAATTTAAAACAAAGTGAAGACCTAAGACAAAAACTTATTGATGAAGATTTGCAAAGAAAACAAGAAAGAAAAACTCCTTTTGATTTAAGCAATCCTTTTATGGCAGCAGGTGGTGGTATAGCCAAAGAAGCAGGCGATCGATCAGGCCCACCCCCAGAATCAGGACCAAACTCACAAGGGTTGCCAGGTCTATTAAAACGTGGTATGAAAATATAGGAGTATTAAATGGCAGATATAGATAAAGGACTCCCGAACACTAGAACTAAAATTGACATTCCTTCAGATGAAGAGATGGCAGAAGAAGTTAATGTTCAGGAACCAGAAGAACAAAAAGGACCTGTAGAGGTCACACCAGAAGAAGACGGCGGCGCAACAATAGACTTTGAACCAGGTTCAATTAACATACCTGGTACAGAAAATCACTTTGATAACTTAGCAGATATTTTACCTGACGATATTTTAGAACCTGTTGGAAACGATATGGTACAAAATTACATGGACTACAAAGCGTCAAGAAAAGATTGGGAAAGTTCTTATACATCAGGCTTAGATCTTTTAGGATTTAAATACGAAAACAGAACAGAACCTTTTCAAGGTGCATCTGGTGCAACACACCCAGTGTTGGCAGAAGCTGTTACACAGTTTCAAGCACAAGCTTACAAAGAATTATTACCAGCAGATGGACCGGTAAGAACACAAATAGTTGGGGTTGTATCTCCACCTGTAGAGCAACAAGCAACTCGTGTAAAAGATTACATGAACTATTTAATTATGGATCAAATGAAAGAGTATGAAGAGGAGTTTGACTCAATGTTATTTCATTTACCACTTGCAGGTTCTACATTTAAAAAAGTTTATTATGATGTACCACTAGCTAGAGTCGTATCAAAATTTGTACCTGCAGATGAATTGGTTGTACCATACACGGCAACAAGTCTAGACGATGCAGAGTCTGTCATACACGTTGTTAAAATGTCAGAGAACGAATTAAGAAAACAACAAGTAAATGGTTTTTATAGAGATGTAGATTTAGCACCTCCAGGAAACGTGGAAAAAAATGACGTTGAGAAAAAAGAAAAAGAATTAGACGGAACTAAAAAAGTTGGTAAACAAGATACAATGTATACTCTGTTGGAGTGTCATGTAAATTTAGACTTAGAGGGTTTCGAAGAGGTTGGTGCAGATGGTGAACCAACAGGAATAAAATTACCCTACATAGTAACTGTAGAAGAAGGTAGCCGATTAGTTCTCTCCATACGGAGAAACTATGCGCCCGATGATCTAAAGAAAAATAAGATCCAATATTTTGTCCACTTCAAATTTCTGCCAGGACTTGGATTTTATGGCTTTGGACTCATTCACATGATTGGCGGATTGAGCAGAACGGCAACGTCTGCTCTCCGTCAATTATTA